CCTTCGACTTGCTGCGCAAAATGTCTAGGTATGATTGCCAAATTATCACGAATAAAGATTAACTGGATACATTTAACTTTTGGATATGCTTTCTGTGAACAACAATAAATATTGTTGCGGTACAAAGTATCTTCCAAATTCTTCAGACCTGGGTTAAGAATTGCTTCCTGATCCCAAGATCTTTTGTTATATGCAGCATTCTTACGGATTTTAGTATTTTTCCCTCTGCTCTTACCATCTTTCTTATTGCTTTCATGTTCCCATGAAGTCAATTTTTCATGGCGAGTAGTGTTACGCACTTTGACCTTCTTTCCATGGCTTTTACCATCTTTTTTATTACTCTCCAACATATAACCATCTTCATCCCACTCAAATAAATCTATTTGATTGGGAGTATCTTCATAATCACTATAGTTAATGCTATCCGTTTGACTAATACATTCAAAAGCTCCAATCAATAAATAAAAATGGTTATTTTCACGGGAAGTGTCGAAACCATTCCAATTTCGAATAACCATTCTCTGTTCGGTATGTGAGTATTTATAAGCTTTATCCAATGTGGTCGAATCCACTATACTCCCTAAAGAGTGCATAGTAATGACTCTATTACCATTAACATTCTTATAATATATCTCAATATCTCCTTCTTCCATCAAATCCTTACTAAGGTTCTCAAAGATATATGTTTCATTGATCTTTATCACTTTCAATTTAGTGCCTCGTGTGAAATAATACCACATTCCATATAATGAAACAACAACTGCTAATATTAAACCTATTGGCTTAATATTGGCATACACATAGCGACATAACTTGCCGCCTAGTGTTGTTGCATTATCTAAAATGCGTCGATAATAAGATTTTGCAACATCAAAATGTATAACATCTTGAATGTAACTAACACTCTGATCAATTTTAATTTCCAAATCTTCCATAGCATCATAATACAAACCTTGTTGCTGTACTCTAGATGCATATTGATCTAGAATTGAATTGAACATTGTTTTATTCTTCCTATTCCACTCATCACGTGCATCACTCTTACCAATTAAGTAATCTTTTGCTTCATTAAATGTCATCTCAGCAGTAATGTCACGACCAGTAGTCATGTCATATGCTGTAAATCTATAAATATCCACCGGGTCAATCAATTCCCCGGCCTCCATCATTGCCGTGACTTTCTCATCACACACTCGACTCGAACCCGCTACTCTCACTTTTCCAATCACAGACTGTCTGAAAGCAACATCAATCCTACGAGTAAAAGCTTCCTTACTCACTAACGTTTTAGGGTCAAACTTTTCAACATTGGAGGATGCAAATATAAAAGGACTTACAAAATAACAATTAGCTTTGTCATCAACTCCAGCCATATTCAAATGCCATGGTTGGGTATTGGCAGCATGTATTATCTCCATAGGTTCCAAATTGGGATTTGCATCAGTATCACGCACTTGCATGAAATCATCATAAACCACAACTGGCTGTTTTGTATATCCATCAAAATATTCACATGTTATGTCCCTAGTAAAGAAACCACGATCTGGATTCGCAATAAATGAATTTGCCCAGAAGGGCTCTAAACCAAGGGCACGGTCTTTCTCGATTTTATTGTAACATAAAATTTTACCAATCAATGGCAAAGTTAATGATTTACCAACACCTGGTTCTCCAGTCAAGAAAACCACTAAAGGTTTTGGCCTTTGATCACTTGTTAATACTGGTGAATTAGATGCATCCATATATAACTTAGTAATAATCTGTAAATGGTTATTGAATGCAGCTCTTTCTTCATTTGATAATTGACGCGAAAATTGTCGCGACCATCGTATTCCTTCTTCATAAGCTGAAACCACTCGATTACAAACCGTTAAATCACTCTTAATAGAGGATCTAACTTTTTGCAAATTAATGACTCTATCGAGCCACTGACTATAAGCATCTTCTGCCTCGAACAAATAATAATAATCTGGCAAAAATTTCTTCACAAACTCGA